AGATCTGTAGATAGAGATGCTAATGGAATAGACGATCCTCAAGATACTTTTCTTAATGCAAGAGCACATTTAATGGGGACAGGAGTAAAGAATAATGTCTTTGATCCTATTGCAGAAATGGGGACAGATAATAAATTAATTCCTAAAGTTGATTCTCCTGAAGATGAAACTTTATTAGGAGATGAAATTGCAACTTTATTCAATGAATTGATTCTTCAAAAAAGAGCAGACAAATTAAGTCCTTTAGATGCAAACAATGCAGCAGACGCTTTAACAAAAATACTTCTTGGCTATGTTCCTAATAACTATGAAATAAAATTATTAGGAAAAGCTTTTGGTCCTGAAGGAGAAAGGTTAGCAAGAATAGCTCGTAAAAAGAAGTCTTCAGCTTTTGGTATTGCAGGAGCAACTTATAAAGGAATACTTGATGATCTTTTAAGACAAAGTCCATTGGCTTTTTTAAGTAGTATTGATATATCTGCTGTGATGAGACAGGCTTGGTTTACAACAACGAATCCAACTAGAGGAAAACAAACAATAGAAGCAACTTGGAAAATGTTACAAGCATTAATTAGTGGAAACAGAACTAAGTCTTTACATACTGCAATAACTTCAGATCCCTATTTTGAAATGTTATCAAAGTCAGGGTTAGAAATAATAGAACCGGACACAACATCACAGTTAACAGAATGGAAAAGAGCATTTGGAAGAAGTCCTGAAGCTCAAAGAGAAAGAGAATTAATGTCTTATTTTGATCAAGAAATAGAAGGATCAGGAGAAGAAGTTTTTGGTGGAGGAGGAGCAGTAATTGCAAAGTTATTCCCCATAGCAGGTCAATTAGTTAAAATGTCAGAAAGAGCATACAGTACTTTCTTAAATTTAATTAGATTTGAAATGGCAAAAAGTCAATACTTGGCTGCAAAGAGAAGAGGATACATACACACAATGGACCCTGATTTAAAGAAGCCTGTAATAGATGACGAAGAAAGAGCAATTCAAATTGCAAAAGGAAATATTGTTGAAACGTATAATGATTTGTATTACGAACCTGAAGAGTTAGGATACAAAGCACTTGATGATTACGAACTAGTTGCTATAAGTGATTTGACAAACATTTCTACAGGAGCAGGAAGACTTAATGCTATGTATGAATTAGACAGTATTTCAAAAGATGGTAAAACATTTCAAGTAAAACCAAGGACTAGCTTTGTTAGAGTTTTGGCAACATTGTTTTGGTCTCCTAAGTTAGTTGTTTCTAGATTTAAAATGATATTGGGAGCTCCTTTGTTTGAAATAAGAAACCAAGCAAGATTAGGAGTAGAAAGAACTGAAGAACCTGTATCTGCTTCTATAAAAAAATATATAAAATATACTAAAAATCCTAGAGGTCCTATCCCTGCAGGTACTCCTTATTGGGCAGGAATTGAAATGACAGGTACTGCATTTTTTGGAAACTCTCCTATAGCTAAAAAATTAAAAGGGACTAGATTTTATAATGGGGAAGGATTTGAAATAGGGTTTGGGCAGAATAAAAAAGTACTTAAAATTCCTGACATTGGTATAAGAATGATGTTAATTCCGGGGTTTATATCTTCTTCATTGACTACACTTGCAGCATTTTACGGACTTAAAAATCATTTTGAAAACAATAATATAAATGGAAGTGTTGAGCTTGATCCTACAGCTACAGATTTTGGAAAAGTTACAATTGGAAATACTAAGTTTGATGTACTAGGGGGATATGGTCAAGCAGTTAGGTTTATTGCAAATATGTACACAGGTAGAAAAAAATCTTCGGGAACTAGAAATGAAAGAGAAATGGAAAGAAGAGATATTATAGAACAATTTGTAAGAAGTAAAGCATCTCCTCCTATAGGAACACTGTATAGCAGTATGATAAAAGAAGAAACATTTACAGGAGAGCCTTGGGAATGGGATAAAGATTTATGGGAAACAATGATTGCTATGAACCCTTCAGATACTTATGAAATAATTGCAAACAATATGCCTGAAAATAATGAAGGACAACCTTTTTCTAAAATAGCACACCTTGCAGCTATGATAGGGGCAACTAGTTTAGGAGCAGGAGCAAATACTTATAGTACAGCAGATGACGTTGTTAGAGGATACTTTATAAATCAAGATGGAACTAGATATAGATACACTGATATGGAACCATATATGCAATCAGTAGCTAATACTGTTATTCCTGTAACAAAAGAAATAACAGGAAGTCTTGGAGACAAAGAAAAAACAATAGAAGAAATTATGCAAATATGGTTAGAAGAATTACCCGAAGCAGAAGGAACTAAAAGGGGAGACTTGAATGCTCATGAAATAGCAGATGCTAGATTATATCTATTACAAAGATTAGTTGCCCAAGATGAAAACGGGTATTGGATAGTAAAAAATAATAATGTTATTAAAAAAGCAACTGATCCTGATACAAATGAAATAAGCACTTCAGCTTTAGGATATGCATTATTCCAAGAAGTTTGGGAAACAGTAAAAGAATTTGAAGATACAAAGAACGGAATGTATAATCAAAAATTTGGAGCAGGAGAGCCTGTTATTCCTGAAGACAAATTATTAGATCCTAAATATATGGCTAAAAAAGAATACAGTGACATACAAAAAGCAGCAAGATCTTTAGCAAATGCTCCTGCAGGATATGATCCTTTAATATTTGATCCTTTAAAGAAAGAATGGGAAGACAAATATGCTCCTAAACTTTCTGAATTAAAAGATGAAGATGGTAAATTTACAGAACAAGCTATTAAAGCAATTGAAAATAATCCTAGTATACTTAACAAATATGTTACAGAAGAATGGAAATATACTATAAGAAATACAAACAGAAGCCCTATTCCAATAGGAATTATTTATACAATACAAGACTTTGGTGTGCTTGTTGATGGAAGTAAAAGCTCTTATAGTAGAGTTGCTTGGGAAAAATGGGTACTACCTCAAATACTTAGAGAACAACATATTAAAACATATAATTTTAAAACTATGCCAAGTAATATGCTTGATATACCTGTAGCCAAGGATCATCAGATGACACCCGAATTGTTACAAAAGATGTTATACTATAATGTATATATAAATTTAGATGGTACAACATCATATGCATTACCAATTGAATAATAATAAAATATAAGGAGATTATTATGACAAACGAGAATCAAATAGAACTGTTTCCTAGTGAAGGGGATAGTGCTAATACAGTATCTAATGAAGAGGTAGTAATAAATGAAAAAACTAATCCTGAAACTACAAGCGAAACGCCTGTAGAAACTACGACTGAAACTCAGGAAACTACTAACCCTGTATCAGAAAACAACACTGCTGTAACAGAAGAGTCAAGTCCTTCTGTGGCAGAAAAACCTGATTCTAATTGGACAGGATTAAATGCAGAACAAGAAAGACAAGCTAAAGAAACGCAAGAACGATTAGCTTATTATGAAGAGCAACAAAGACAAAATGCTATTGTAACTCAAGCTGAACAATACAAAAAGCAATTAGAAGACCAAGGGTATATGCCTGAACAGGCACAGCAAATTGCTGATATGCAAGTACAACAAGCAAATAGAGATTATGAAATGCAAAAAACTTACAACAATCAGTTACAACATATGAGAGGAAAGTTTGCAGCAGTTTCACAATTTGCTAAAGATTACGGAGTAGCTCCTGATCAACTGATGCAATTTGAAGATCCAAAATCTATGGAAGCATTTGCAAAAAAAGAAAAGAAAATTAAAGATCTAGAGAATGAACTTGCAAAATACAAGGATAAGCAAGTTCCTCCTCAGAGTTTTGACAATAGTCAGGCAGAACCATCTGCTTCAACGAGTGAGGACAGGTTACTCGATCTTTACAACCAAGGTGTTAGAAATGCTGACACTGAGGCTGCAGCTAGGAGGGCAACAGGTCTATAATTTATCAACATTGTTGTAAATTGGGAGGTCTATAATGGCACAAACAGCAACAACAGGTAGTTTAGAAAATGCGAGTAAGATTATAATCGCAGCAGCTAGATATACCGAGGAGCATAATGCTCCTGCAATGGCTTTAATTGAGAAGTTTAATCTTCCAAAAGGAGCTAAACAAGTAACTGTCCCTAAAGTAGGGCAGATGCAAGTTGACGATCTCACTGATGGAGTAGACATAGTTGATGAGCAAGAAATTGGAATGACCACTGTTGATTTAACAGCAGCAGAGGTAGGGGCTAAGGTTATACTTACCGACAAGCTTGTTCGTGAACAACAGAATAATGTCTTTTCCATTATAGGGAGACAACTTGGAGATGCAATGGCAAGAAAGAAAGATACAGACGTTCATTCTTTGTACTCTTCTCTTAACGGAGGAACTCTATTAGGAGCAGCTACAAAGTATATGAAATCTAGTAACCTTCATGGAGCTATTACATACGCAAAAGCAAACAAATTTGGTAGTCAGATTTATATCTTACACCACCCAAATTCTGTTGCTTATTTATCAAAAGAGGTAGCTACTGTAGCAGCAGCAGCATCTAACGCAATTCCTGATGGTTGGTCAGCAGACCTTCTTAAAAACTTTTGGAGTGGACTAAGACCAATGAACGGAGTTCCAATCTTTGAAGATGGTAACTTAACAGTTGATTCTTCAGATGATGCGACAGGTGTTATAGCTGATAAATCTGCTATGGCAGTACTTAGTTCTGTAGAAACTAGAACAGAGAGACAACGAGATGCGAGTTTACGTGGGACAGAGGTCGTAATAGTTTCAGACTATGGTGTTTTTGAACTAGATGATACTAGAGGAGCAGGACTTAAGTTTGACGCTGCAGCTTTAGCAACTAATAACTAATAGTTAAGGAGAGGACCAAATGGTAAATCATTTTTACGGACATAATAAAAAAGAATTGAGAAACCAAATTAACGAACAACGAAGGAATGTTGGGTTGAAGGGTTATGATGTTACCTTATTAGGATCAGACCAACCTAAGTCAACTTATTATAATCATATTCCTAAGTTTAATGTTGATGGAGGACTTGAGGTTAAATGTGGAAGTGAATATCCAAATTTACCAAATGATCCTGAAACACAAAGAAAGAAAGGGTTAATAGGATTATTCCCTATACCTTGGGATAACAGGTGTAAGCTTGAAGCTCAAGGTAAGAAATGCATTTGCAATCCTAAACAAGAAAAGGTTGAGGAAGTTAAGAAGGAATCAAAAACTTCTTAACTCCTTTCTTTAGTATAAGTGTAACGATTGACCGAGCTTATACGATTTTAATAATCGGTTGGTCCTAGAGGCTTGTCCTCTAGCAGTAAATATAGGAGAATATATTATGGCATTTCCGGCAATTATACAGGGTTCCCCCGGCATGGAAAAGACTACTACTTCTGCTAAGAAAAATAGAATTGGAGCAAGAATGATATTACCTGATGGGCGAGAGTTTGTTTACGCATACTCGGGAGAAGCAATCACAGCAGGTAAGGTTACAATGCAACCTCAAACAGCTTCAGATCATATTAAAGACTTGGCAGTAGCATCAGCAGTTTCAGCAGGGGCTACACAAATGACTGTAACAAATGGTAGCTCAACGGCTATAACAGGTTCAGGTTCCTATGATGGAAGTAGTACAACAGTTGGAGATTACGAAGATGGTTACATTTTTGTAAATGATGTGAATGGAGAAGGTCAAATTTGGCAGATCAAAAACCATTCATCAGCATCAACAAGTGCAACTTTAACAGTTAACATATATGATACTGATAAAGTAGCAACAGCTCTAACTACCTCATCTCAGGTAGGGTTGGCTAAAAATCCACATAATGGAGTAGAAGTATGGGACGTTAACGATATTGATGGTATCGCAGCAGGTGTTCCTGCTTGTGACATCACAGCTAACTACTACTTTTGGAACCAAGTCAAAGGACCTGCAGCAGTACTAACAAATGGTACTGTGGTACTAGGTAAAAATGTTATGACAGGTTCTACTACAGATGGTTCAGTTGATGTTGTTGCAGATGACTCAAGTGCCGAATTTATAATCGGTGGAGTTATGGGTGTTGCAGCTACAACAGAATACTCTTTAGTATGGCTTAACATAGGAGCTTAATCATAAATGTTAGGATCGGAGATTTATGACAGACGTTTAATACTACCTGCAGGTGTTACTCTTTTGGGAGAATACGGGGCAGGTAGTATTAAAGTTTTATCTTTTAGGTTTTATGATTCGGTTACAGAAAGAAGATCTATTCTGACAGATGTTCCTTATACCCCTGCAGACCCTTACTCAGTTAACGCAATAGAAACTATGATAGGAGAAGCATACGAATCTTGGGTTATAGAAGTAAGAGAGCAAGGTAAAAAGAAAGCAATGAATAAAGAACAGAAAAAAGAAGTTGGAAAGATTCTTGAAGAAATGAGAGTCAATAAAAATAAAAGAGCAGAAAGTACAAACAATAAAATTTATTATGAAGGGACCAACAATGAACGAAAAAAAAATAACAGAAGAATTAAAAGAACAAGTAGAAATACCAAGTGATTTAAATATATTACCTGCAGACATACAAAATGTTATGCAAGAAAATGAATATTTTAAATTACTTTGTATAAACAAAGCTCAATCAAGAATAATTGAAAGCTTACAAAATACTTGTAAAGTTTTAAAAAATGAAATAGATATTTTAAATCAAAGTAAGGAGGAAAAAGATGCCACCAATGGGAAAGGGGACATACGGAAGTAAAAGAGGGCGACCACCTAAAAAGAAAAAAACTATGCGAAGAAAAAAGAAGAAGTAAAAGATGGCTGTAACTTATAGTAAAACAAGAAAAGACTTAAGACAGGCAATAGGTAGAAACTTAGGTAAGATGATTACCGGTACTACATCAGGCAGTGGCTCTACTACTACGGCTGTAGATGCTACATTATTTGGAGGAGATGACGAATACATAGGGAATTATATTCGCATTACTTCAGGAACTTATGATGGCACTACTAGAAGAATAACAGATTACACAGCATCTACAGGAACAATGACATTTGCTGCAGTAGGAGGAACTATTGCAGGTAGTGTTACTTACGAATTATGGAGTGACGGATTTGATCCTCAAAATATAGATGAATATATTAATCAAGCTATAATGAAAATTAATGGCAGGGTATATGATCCTGTAGAAGATTTATCTTTACGAGCAGATAAGATTAATTCTAGGTTTGAAATCCCTTCTACTTTAGCTATGATTCAAGACGTATATTACAGAACAAAAATTACTGAAAAGTTAATACATAATTGTAGTACCACATTTGACGAAACTACTGACGGAGATATAACTCAGGCAGTAGACACTGAAGAATACAAGAAAGTAAGCAGTTTAAAACTAACAATGGCAGCAGGATTGTCAGCCGGAGATTTTATTTCCGACTCTATTTCTTCTACAGATTTAAGTAAATACGATTATTTAGAATTTTGGATTAAGTCTACAGTGGCTACTAGTGCAGGTAATTTAAAAATACATTTAGATAACGGAACAGTTACATCAGATGGAAATGATTTAGAATCTTTAAATGTCCCTGCTTTAACAGCAGATGTATGGAAACATTGTAGAGTTTCACTAAGCAATCCTGAAAAAGATACAGCAATTGTGTCTATAGGATTAGAATATGACAATGATTTAGGAGCTTGTACTGTTTACTTAGATGATATAAGGGCAGTTAAAAATGACACTGCTACTTGGACTAAGCTTCCAAGACATTTATGGAGAATAGATAGAGAAGGTACATCTCAAGGAGCAAGTACTGCTGATCTAGTTTTAACAGATGACGGAAGAACTAGTGTTGGAACTTCTTTATTAAAACTAGCAGGAGGAGATTCCCCTGCATTATTAAGTTCTGATTCAAGTACTACTGAAGTACCTGAATCATACGTTATTTCTTATGCAACTGCTATAGCTTTACAAGCAGGATCTGTGGGGGTAAACCAAGATCCTGATGCTTCAAGACAGTCAGCAGTATTTTGGTTGGCTCAAGCAGCAGAAGATAGAAATAG